CCGCCTGTGTCAAACATTGGTGCTGTTATCTGTTTTATCCCGGTTATGGTTTTACAGTGTGGGCATTCCTGAACTACGTTTCTTTTTTCCATAGTTGTAGTAACCTCAAACCTGAGTTGGCATTTTGAACACTTGTACTCGTAAATCAAAGTTCTTTCTCCTTATTTTTGTTTCCAATCCACTAACCAATTGATATCGACTGACAATTTAATCCCTTTCTATTTTTATTCTGACATTGCAGAGCGTTGATCTCTGTTTTTTAATTTTCTTTTTAAGTGTGCGGGCAACTGATTTGGGTCTGGCCTTCTCGGTGTTCTTATCGACATAAACACGTGCTTCAAAGCATCTGTGGGGTGATCATATTGTCCGTCTTCAATATCCTCGACTATACGTTCATCAGTAATTAGAGTTGGCAAATATTCAATAAGCTTTCTGCAACGAGCATAAATTTTTAGCTGTGGCTGCATCGTAACCTTGCCCTCTTGTTCTTCCCAGTGTAGAGCATCCTTTATTGCATCCCAGCACTGAATACGATAACCGCGTTGGTCTAAAGAAGTTTTTGAAACCTTTGTTATCCTAATCCCAGCATCCAAATAATCGTCTGCGGGTGAACGTGAAGCTTCAACATCGAAAGCATCCTTAATCCACATATTTGTATCTGCAATAATATCGATATTATTTAACTTTCGTTCTTTCTGGAATTCTTTCTGATTTCTAATCTTAACTTGCCTCGCTGATTTAGAATCCCAGAACTCGTCAAAAACAACTATGTTGCCATTGTAGTCACGATAAGCCCAATAAACAAAAGTCTCGTTACCATAATCCATACCTCCTAAAACTTTTGTCTGCGCAAATATTTTATCATAAGGCAAATAATCCTGACTCTGAATAACGTGAACATCATGCCAGAACTCGCTATTGCCAGTCCACACACATTTACCGTTTCTTCTAACAAATATTGTATGATAAGGTTCAACAGTGATACAACCGACTTCTCCTTTATATTTAATGATAGACACGTTTTTATCATCGATAAAGGTTTCATTATTACCGGAAATAATAATATTGTCTGGGCTTTCTCCTTCCCAACTTAATGATGACCTTAGAAAAGAATTTTTGCCTTTTATATCCTTAGCCTCGATAAAGCCATAGTTATTCTTCCCATATTTTGTCGCATACATTTTATGATTAGGTGTAACATCTAAATCAATCATTTTTGATCTAAACCTAATGAGTTCACCATCATAGTCAAATTTCACTACATTAGAACAAGGCTTATAAACAAGATTATGGTTATTATCAAGGCTAGCTACTTCTTCTCCAATCGTAATATCGTTAAGAGACTTAAATCCAATTCTGGTTAAGAATTCAGTGCCATCAGTTGGGAAACAGAAGAATTGTCCCTCGAACACGTCCCAGTCACCCAAAAGCATTGCTCTCATTTTCATTTCCGGTAATGCTGCCAATGTTTTAGCGTAATCAGAATATCTCAAAGTAAATTCTTTTCTTTGTTCTTCCGTCCAAATATCATAATACTCCTCAACACTAATTCCGCGTTCCTCTAACTCACGTTCACACCAAATAACATTATCCCAAACCTTTGCTGGTAGATAATAGTAAGCATCTGGGTTTTCATTCTTAAGATAATGCTTATCAATAAAAATTCTTTTAATGTAAGTATGACCAACACCTGAAGGGTTCATAGTCATAATCATTTTTGCTAAAACTGTTTCAGATCTATTTCTTGACAACAAAAATTCAATCATAGGTTGTGTGCAGTGTGTGGCTTCATCGATAAAAATGTAATCATACTTCTTGCCTTGGAAATCTAAAATATCGGCTTCATACTCAGCATAACCGAACTTACAAATACTACTGTCGGGAAAATAAATTATTCTTTCAGTCTTATTAAAATATTTACTTAGTTCAGGATATTTTTGGAAGTAAGGGATGATATGGTTCTCAAGTAAATCGTTTGACTTTCTTCTGAATATTAAACAATAAACAGGTGCAATCTTTTTCTCTAAGCACAAAGTAGTCATAACGTCCCTGATGCCGTGGGAATTATGGGTAACAATAAAATCTTTTGTGATATATAACCCATTAGGATTATCAATAGTGATGCACTTACATTCGACACTTCCTAAAGGCTCTATGCTGATAATTCTGTTTTGTAAAATAGATAGTCCATCATTAAAAATATTTTTGCATCTATCCCTTTTCCGTGGAAGAAAAAATAGTTCAGTATTATTTTTGGTTTGGATATAAAGTCGATATGCTAATGCTCCGCCTTTTGGTAAATAAGTGTGTATTGTGGCTTTACCTCCAAGGCTTCTTATTACAAATTGAATGTCTGTAATTAGTTGTTCAGAGATAGAGCAGAAACTTAAATGCCCCCGCTTATCTGCAGTACCAGCCTTGTCCATCAAACCTTTGATAAGTTCATAACGATTTTCGATTGATGAATATTTATATTCTTCTGGTATAAATTTATCCCAAGACCGTTTACCTGCAAGACCAAGTTTTCTTAATTGTTCTTTTATATTATGTAGTCCATATCCATAAGATTTATTATGCTTCGTTACTGTGTAACCTAAAGCCTGTATCCGTTCTGGGATTTCTTTATCTGCGCTTGTTAATTGTATGCCATCACCTAAATATCCATCGCCTAGTAATACTCCTAACAAATAAGGATGAAGTTCAAGTTTATTTTCGATATTAAATTCTATTGGGTTAGACAACGGTACTAATGCGTAATGTCTTTTCTTATTCGCGTAATAATCAATAAGAGTTTGTGTTGATACTATTTCCTGTTTCGGATGATCCTTAGACCAATTTATTGTCCATAAATGATCTGCGGTGCACCTACAAGAAGATCCATCTATAAAATTAACACGAAAAATTTCTTTTATTCCTTGCGGGTGTTCTTCTATAACTTTTGCAATTGACCCGTCTGGGTTGCTTATATAATCACCGACTTTAGTGTCCCCCATTAGCTTAAAGCCTGTGGGTGTACATATCGGTTCATCAAGAGGCATTGCCTTGGCTCCACCATTACTGCCTCCATAACCAATAATAGTGTAAGGCGTGTCTTTAATAAGATGCAGCAACTCACTCTGCTTAGGTTGTAAAGCTACATTTATTGCCATATTTAATCTTTCCTATTTATTTTTTCGGTCTTCATTATCACATTGTAAGTTTTATCTTTGTTAAACTTTATAAATTTTTGCCAACTTTTTGCTGCATCCTTATATTCTGAATTAGATAGTAACATTAAGTAAACTCTTGCTTTTCCGTTTTTGCGGGGATTTGCTCCTTTGCGAATCTTAAGCATACCCTCAAACGCACCGGACTTAATATAGCTAACATCGTGCTTACTTCTTCTTCTATTCCTTTCCTTCCCTCGTCTTTCCTCTTTCCCCTTTTCTCTCCCCAACTCCTTTTTTGTTTTTTTTCTCCCAAATTTGTTGCCCCTTTTTTTCATCGTTCAAATACCCCTTTTTTCTTTTTCTACCCCCCAAAAATATTCGATCCCAAAAGAACAATCCCTTTTTCTCTTTCCTCTCTCCCAAAACTTTGATGCCCTTGTTTGGTCTTGGTTATACATTGTACAGCAAGGTAGGGGGTACTTGCGCACCGGGAGTGGGTGTGTTTCTGCGTGTTTGCGTGTTTGCGTGTTTGCGTCTGGTTCCCGTGAGCGTGTGACTGGATGACCAAGAGCCGATTACATAGTTCCTGTTTGCGTGTATATTGCCCGTGTCCAATGGTTGTAAGTTCCTGTTGTTGTTCCTGTTCCTGTTGTTGCGTGTGTGCCTGGGTGCGAATAATGGTCGGTAAAGCATACAAGTTTACATAATACACATTATCGGTCACTATATTGTTTGAATTCGGCTCGTTTATGAATAAAAGCTTACTTATTAAGGTGCTGGGCGTGTATTGCCTTAATAGTGTTGATTGCATTTGTTAACGTTTACCATTGGTTAGTGTATGTTTCGGGTGTATTAAGTTGCTGGGCGTTGGCTTGCCTCGTTTCTGTTGTTTCCAATTGCCTCGCTTTGTTAGTTCTAACTTTAACAGTCTGTAAGTTTCTGAAGTTCTGAAACTTTGCTGGGTTCTGTTGAGTTGTTTCTCTAGCCATCTTAATCCTTGTCCGGTTGTTATTCGTTCACCCTGAGCGATCTGCTGAGTTCTATTATCTTTGATGTTGGTTATCTTTGACAAAGTTCCGCTACTTTCTTACAATGTTCTATATATTCGTTACCGTTCATCTTGCGTTTAGTCAAACTACATCTAGTACAACAGGAAACTATATTTTTAATCTGATAACCTTCGCATCTATTCATCCTGTCTATGCCTATTGTTTCGATCTCTGACCCACAAAAATAGCACGGTAATCTCCAGAAAGATATAAAAGTTTGATAATCGATATTAAATTCTATTTTGCGTTTATTTGCATTTCGTTTGTATCCATCATACATTATTTCAGATATTGGTCTGGCAGCTATTACTCCCGTTTCTATATATGTTTTGCGCTTACCTAAGTAACTCATTTATATATCCCCGCAAATAATTCGTCTTTTCTTTGATTTCGTTCTGTTTTCAATGTTTTTAGTTTTACAAGTTTTTTACAAATATGCTTAATTTGATTGTTTTCTATGTTTTTAAAATACGATTAAAAACACGGTAAAATAGATTATTACTCATTTGTCTCGCTTATAGGTTTAATCTCCTGTGCCTTCCTGCCTCTATAATCTGTCAATATTATCTCCAGAGGTTTAGTTACTTCTATTTCCTGTTTATCTGTATATCCATAGTTCTTTGATATAAAGATTTTCCCAACTGGATTGTTTTTTGAGTTAATTAGTGCGTTTTCGATCTCTTTTGTAACATAATCACGCGCTTTTTTTATAATGGGATAAAATGGCATAGATTTATTATACAACCATAAAGTGTGCCTATCAATCCCAAGATGATACGCTAGGCCTGCATAAGTGGGAATTAAAGCTTCTTTAAGGGTTATTTTCTTACCGTTGCGGTCCGTAGTGTCAATTTCGTTGTTTTTGCAAAGATCAAAAAACTCGTTAATCTTATCTTCGAGTTGTGCGGGTGTAAATTTGGCTGGTCTTCCCTTCTTGGTAGTTCTCTTGCCGTCTCTATCGAGTTCTACGTTGATGTCTTGAGCCTGTGGATATTCGGCAAAAATTTCGATTGCTGGCTGTTCTGTTTCTTTTAGAATGATTGTTTGCTCTGGGTCTGTTAGTTCTGGATCATTGCCCGGTGTTGCTGCCTGTTCTAGACCTTCGGTCTTAGTCTGGTCTGGGTTATCGTTTATGCTCGATTGTGGCTTATTTTCTGGGGTCTGTTCTGTATCTTCCTTTGTCATCCTTATAAACCTTTAACTTAATAAAATTAACTAGGCTGTATTAAATTACGTTAGTGTTCGGCAAAAGTCAATATTATTTAAGTTTTAAATGTTTGCTTTTAGGTTGATGCTGGGAGGTCAAAAAAATAGGCAGGTTTATTATGCCTGCCTTTGTATGCTGTTGAGCGCTGGGGTTTAGTTTA